GCATAAGCTGGCTGTCGACCTGTCGAAGTACAGCGAGACCGAGTTGGAGCAGATGCTCGACGACGAGGTGAAGAAGTATAAGCGCACGGCTATCGCCCGTCGGCTGCACCAGCGGCTGTGCAAACTGCGGTCCATACGTGAGCGCAAGGAACTGATGTTGGAGATGAAGAAGTGAGCGAGATAAAGTTTTCGTTTCCGAACGACCCAGTCAACCCCGACCATTACAAGGTCGGCGGCATCGAGACGATTGAGTTCATCGAAGCCAAGCTGTCACCGGAAGAGTTCGCCGGCTACTGTCGCGGGAATGCGATGAAGTATATCAGCCGTGCAGGTCATAAAGACGTGACGGCAATCGAGATAGGTAAAGCTATCTGGTATCTTCAGCGCTGGCGGGACAGTCTGCTTCACACAGACACACCCACTTAGAATTATGGGCTTCTATCTGCGCGACTGTCGCGGCGCTATCCTGTGTGCTGTTGTACCGGATAGGCTTGGCAATCGCGCAGTAGGAATTAACTGCCGGCGGCGTCGTCGAACCGTGAACGCAGGCGCTTGTCGCGCTCAAGATCAGGAATATTGACGGCAGCTTCGCCCAATTCGATCTGGCGATTGATGGCATCGTTCATTTCCTTTATGGCTTCTTGCCGCCCCTGCTGCCGCAGCTTGTTGTCAGACCACGCCGCCCACAGGCGGTCAAGCAACGACAGCAAGGACGACAATAGCCTAATCATGCTTCAGGCTTAGTTTCCGAAAGAAACACAGCGGCGACACCTGCCAGACCAGCAACCGCCGTGGAGACAGCCGCCCACTGTGCGTCAGACAGGCCGAGGGCCAGCGCTAAGGCGGAGAAGCCTGCGTAGGTACTCGGTTCTTTAAGGCGGCTAAGGAGCCAATGAACAAAAGTCATATCATTTTCCTTTCGGGTATTGCTTCCAAGGTAGTTCCCAGTGCGGGCCGTCCTTGAAAGTTCGCCAGTCGCCGCCCCACTGGAGCGGGACTTTCTCGAAGGCCGCTGCCGACTTCACAGTCTTGGCTAGTCGATGGTACAACGGCCAGTCCCATGACACTTTCCCGTCAAGCATCGGTGCCAGATCGACAGCGTGCCCGGTCAGGTGTCGTGAGTTCAGCGTCTTAGTTGCGCCTTGCTGCATCAGTTGGCGCTGCCGCGCCTCGGTCCGCAGACCTTCCAGCACGGTAAAGTCGAGGTCGGACATGGCCGCCGCGCGCTTGACGACGCGCACCAGATCAGGATGCACGCCTTCGAGGCGCGAGAGGGACCGGCTGCCTAGCGTGATGCTCATATACCCACCTCAAATGCAATCTTGATAAGCAGCAGGATGATAGCGCCAGACACGGTCAGCCCTATCGTCTCCAGCCGTTTCAGCCGAGCGCAGATACTGTCGTAGCGAAGTTCGCAGACTTGTTCGTGCGTGTTGAGCCGCGCTTCGGTCTGGTCAATGCTGGTCACTGCTAGTCTTTCCTGAAGTTAACGTGCTGGGGCAACAGGTGCCGAGGGATTTTTTAGTCGAAGCCCGCGCAGTTCCCCGTTCTCATCATAGTAATACTCATACTCATCATCGAGGGCTTCAGTGCGCGGGGCCTGCATCGCTGTTTGCGCGGCTATGCCAAGCGTCGGCGTTTTCGACACGGGCGCACCACGCGCCATGTCGGCCATGCGGTTGACCCTGCTAAGGGCAAGTCTGTTAGCAGCAGCGTTAGACGCCACGCCCGTACCGGACATGGTAAGCCCCAGCGCAGCAAGTGACGGCGAACCACCATACAGCGCAGCACCAGAACCAGCCAGCACGCCCGCGCCGGGTATGTTACGTGCGGTTAGAACCGACGACGTAGGCATCGTCGGGGCAAGCAGACCCAGCGTCTGAAGCGTAGACAAACCGCCAGAGCCGCGTGACAAATCTTTTATCTGCTTCTGAACGGCGGGGTCAAACGTCCGCATCTTGTTTTGGTTGTTGGCTACCGTCCGCGCGGCGGAGCGCAGCGAATTAGCCGACAGCCCTTCGGCAGAATTGGTTGCCTTTTCCACTATCATAGTATTGATAGCGTCTGACTGGCTCTTGCGCCGCCATGCCGTCCGCGCTTCTTTTATCGCCGAGGCAGCTTCGTCGCCTTGGCCGGCGAGAATAGCGTTAGACGGCGGTGCTTCGACGAAGTCGTCAATCTGACGGATGATACCCGACGCCAGACGGCGTTCGTCGCGGTCGAGGCTCTTGCCGGCAGTACGTGCGACGCGGCGCAGCAGTTCTAGTTCCGAAAACGAAATCGGCTTACCAGTCTTCTGCGCGTTAGCAATCGCGGTGTCTATGTCGTTCAGCGCAACTTCAATACGTGGGTGAAGCCGGGGATGGAACTGCAAGTTCGGCGTCGAAAGCGCAGAACGAATGTCTTGGCTAAGCTGCGCGATAGCGGCTGGATCGAATTGAACGCCCGCTTGCTCCGCGCGCTGGTACGCCGCGCCGGCCTGTTCAGCCAACTGCTCGGACGTGATAGACGGGCTGCGGGGCGTGGCTGCACGGCCAGCAGCCATACCACCTGCCAAAGACAAGCCGAACAACGCCAGCGGGTTTTCCACGCCAGCATACTCACTAGCGATGGTGGGTGCTGCGCCCGCGCCTGCGCCGGCTGCGGCCTGCACGCCGGGCGCGCGGCCGAGTTCCTGCATGACGTTGCGGGCCGTGCCGGGGGCGGTCCCTCGCGCAAGCGCATTAAAGAATGTAGCGCCGCCAAGCGCGCCTGCGCCACCTTCGGCAGTACGGAGCAAGACTTCCTGCTCTGGTGTCTGCGGCCGACGACCGATGCCAACACTCTCATATGCCGCGCGGATAGTTTCGGACGGCAGCGGCACACGCTCACCGCCGAAAGCAGGCGCCGCTAGGTTGTATAAGCCGGTGCCAAGATCACTAATACCCAGAGATGCTACGCCCGCAGCGGCGCCCGGTATGGCTCCAATACCTGCTAACGGCGCGCCAGCAGCCGCGCCTAACCCTGCGACTGTCGCGTAAGGTGCAAGCGCGCTGGTGAGAACGCCTGCATACTGGGCCGCCGAGCGGTCGGGTTCCTGCTTTTTCGGTTTTGGCGCAACGCCAGCAAGATGGTCAACGATTTCGGCGTCGGTGTAGCCTTCTTCACGCGCGGCGACAGCGTTAAAGCCAGACTGATTAGCTAGGTAGTCCGCTATCTCTGCGTCGGTGTAACCCGCAGCGCGCGCGCCTTCAACGTCGAACTTAGCCACCTACGTTACCTTCCAAATTCGCTAATGGGTTTGCGTTTTTTGCCACCGCCAGTCGGCGCGGCGGGTTGGCCAGCCGTCATTCCGATAGTGCGGGCCATTATCCGCTTCACCTCGCCCCATGCAGCCAAGCGCTTACCGCTCGGTATCATCGGGTCTTGGATAACGCCAAGCTGACGTTCGATAACGCGGCGGTCTTCGTTCGACACGCCAGTGCTGAGACGTCCGTCAGGCGCAAAGGCCAAGGTCAGTGTAGTGGCGATAGTCTCAAGCTGGCCGATATTCTTCATGCCCGGTGTGGCACCGCCGCCCATGCTTTCTGGCAGCGCACCTTTAATTTCAGCGCCGACCGCTTCAATAGCACCGCTGGTCGAGCCTTTAATGAGTTTAGATACCGGATCGGTGTCCACGTTTAGCTGCGTGTCGAGATTAACGCCGGTCATCTCTTGGAAAGTCCTGACTTTGCGCTGTTTCTCCATCGCAGATGCTGTCTGCGAAGTAGTGCGTGGTTCAGCCGTGCCGGCCGCGCCGCGGCCCTTAGTCTGGCCTGTCTCAAATTCACGCATTGCCTGCGCGACTGCGGGAATTTGACCGGCGCTGATCGGCGAGTTGATGTCGATGCCGGTCTGCTGCGAAACGTACCGTTTGTAGTTGTTGACCGATGCGGCGCTGTTTTCCGGGCCTTGCGGGGCGTAACGGTTGATGATCTTGTCGATGGTGTTGAACCCGCGACCGACGTAAGCGCTCCGCAGCAAATTCTCCTGCGCAGCGATACCCGCCTGCGGTGTGCTGAATGTAGCAAAGCCACCACTGTTGCCTGTGTAGCCGGCCTGTGACCGAGCGAACGCGCCGTCCTTGAGCGCGCCGGGGTTAGTCTGCAAAGCTGTAGCCACGGGGCTAGTGCCGCCGCGGGCGACAGTGCCCCGCGAACCGCCGCCAACAGACGGCGGAGTGCCGACAACACCAACAGCCGCTGGCGTAAAGGTATTCGTGTTAGGGTCATAGGTGCCAGCGCCAAGACCCTCGACATTCATGCCCGTAGGCTTCAGTGTGACAGTGGCTTCCGAACCCGGAACCACAGTAGCCGGCCCACCAAACTCCGACATAGAAATGGCGCGCGTAGATGTGCCGAGGTTTTGTTCGACAATCTTCTGCTTATACAGCTTGTCCGCCTCAAGCGTACCTAGGTAAGTTGTTTTTTTCCATCCTTCAAACTGCGCGGGGTCGCGCGGCATGTCAGCGACCGCGCGCGAAAGGACGTCTTGGTACATCGGCGTTTGGAACTGCGGAAGGGACGCAATTTTATCCGCAAATCCGACCACCTGATCCGGCGTCGCTGAACTTGCGATGGCTGCGCGAATGAAGTTGTTAAAGTCCATACCCGTTTTAAGCTCTGCCGCCGTCGCTTTGGCGCTGGCTTCTGACATAGCCGATGGGTGCAAATCTCTTTTACGACCTTCTTCAGCCGCCGCGATCTGCATGGCCTGCTGCGCCTGCGCCGCCTGACGTTCCGCCGCACGCTGCTGCATCATCATGTTCATGATCTGCCCGTACTGCTGGTTGACACGCGAAATGTCTGGTACTTGCGGTCCGCGGACGCCAAGTGCAATCATCTGGTTAGCCATTAGAACGCTGGTCCTTTCGTCCCCGGTATAGCAGGTGTGCCTCCGCCTATTCCGGGCGATGTTTTCGGGGTGATGGGTGTGCCGCTGCCGGGCGGTACAGTGTTTCTATAATAATCCATCAGTGCCGCGTTCACTGGGGCTTGGACCATGTAGTTCGTGACGCCACTAAGCGCTTGGTTCAGCGCGTTCGCCTGACCGACGTAACCTGAAGCGCGCGCCTGACCGGCGGCTAGTTCGCCCGCAGCCAGACCTTGACCAAGGTTACCCGCAGCGCCAGTCATTATGTTGGCAGCCGACTGACCAGAACCCATCAGCGACTGAAGCGGGTTCAGCCGTGCGGCGCGCTCGACCTGATAGCGGTTGAACGCGTTCTGATACTCTTGGCTGGCTAAATCTTGGCTGAAACGCTGTACGCCCTTCAAAGTGCTGCCGGACAGCAGATTGCCGCGGGCAGCCGCCGACCGTTCCAACGCCTTTAGACTTTCCGACTGGCGGAAGGCGTAGCCGGGGTCTTGCTGGAACTGATCCATGCCAAACTGCTTGGCCATACTGCCATAGTCGGGCGCGGTCGTGTCGCCGCCGACACCTAGCAGACGCATAATTTCTGACTGCGCGGTTAATCCGGCTTGGCGAAACGGCTCTTGCAGTTCTTCCTGCCGCCGGTTAGCCGCCTCTAAACGGGCGTCCGATCTTTTCGCTGCTTTTGTCTGCGCCTTCGCAGCTTTGCTGGCACCACGCATGGAGACTGCGCCGCCGACAACCGCGCTTCCGATTACTGCTGCTGCGACCATGTCAGTCTCCGATCCACTTAGAATAATATGTTTCTACCGGTTCCATCTTCAGGAAATCAAACAGCCGCGAAGCATCTTGGTGAAGTTTGGAACCGTAAAAAATGCGATGCACGCCCCGCCTTTTAGCTTCTTTTTCGACTGCGCGAAAGAGCTTTACACCACTGAAGCCGCCGCGAATGTCTGGATGGGTCCAAAAAATGTCCATCGTGAGCGTCAAACAGGTTTGGTAATGCAGGCCGGGGGATACAAAACCGATGAAATAGCCGACCAATCGTCCGGCGTCGCGGAGCGTCACGACCATGACTTGTCCTGCGTCATCGCGGGCGGCGTACACATCATATTGCGGGTCGAGCGGAACTTTATCTTTGTTGAGCGCCAACTCTTCCCAGTGCAGCGGCAACAGCGGCTGCGCCTCTTCGATAAACGGTGCCCATTCCTCGACTTGTGCGGTAATCATTATGCGCTCCTGATGTCTATGATGCAGACTATTCTATCATCTGCACTGTTATTGACAACAGAATGTATTACGCGATTGTTGACCCACCACACTTCGCCGCCACGGAAGTTGACGGTCTCGTCCTCGCAATGAAACAGTGCGCCCGGCAGGGATTGAAGCGCTATTTGATAGCGGGTGTAAAACTCGGCCGGTGCGCCTTGATCGACGTGCGGCGTGATCTGTCCGCCGGGCGGCAGTTTTGTGACGATGCAACGGCCAAGCTGCACGCCGTTGACCCGATGGATAAGGTCCAGCACCAGCCGGCGCAGCGACGGCAACGCCGTCCACGCCGGATACGGGATGGTCTGGATGTCGTTAACGACGGCGGTAGGATCGTCCGGCAGTTCGTTAAACCAGAGCCAAATGTCGCTGACGTCGCCGTGGGCGGTGTCGGGGTGCGCCGTGCGCAGCGTGTTCTGGTCCCACAAGTCAGGCTGCGTCGCCAGTTCACGTAAGACCGGGACGACGTCAATACCTTCGGCAAGACGCAGGAAATGCTGCATCAGCTAACCAGTCGGCCCGATGCGCGGATGTTGATGGCCGACGCCGTGCCAGCGATAGTCGAGATGAAGCCATTGTTCGGCAGGACGTGGCCAACCAGTTCGGGAAAGGTGTACGTCTCCGACGGTTGGAGCGTCTTCGCCTTCACGATCAGGTTGTCGTTGCCCGCGCTGCCCGCAGCCGTGACGAGGTTGACGCTGATC